TAGCTGGTGCCACCACGGGGCTCGTCCTGCGACGAGTTGCAGTGTCAACAACAAGTGGTTCAGTAGAACTCTCGTTGTTGCCACCGAAGTATGATGGAAATACATCCCTCATACGGCTATCAATTGATTTATAGTATGCACTGGATTCTGGGTCAACACCCTCTTCGCTAACGAGTCGCTCATGGACTCCGTAAGCAAAGCTGGTCATCTCGGTATCCTGTCCAAACCACGGATTACTTTCCTGCCATTCCATTGCTGCCGACTCAGGCTGCTGCGCCTGTGGAGGTGCCACGGGCTGATTCTGTGCCTGTTGGCGCTGTTCGGACAACACAGATTGTTTCCAATTGTCCGTAACCCTCTGGGATACACTGGGTGACGACGCCTCCACAAGCTGCATTTGCGTCATCGCCTGCTGTGACTTTGCAATCTCCTCTGCATCCCCAGATTCGTAAGCCTCTTTTAGTTTTTTCTGTGCAGACTGGACTGCCATCTGAGCGCCATACTTACTGTGCTCATTGAGGGCCTTCTGGGAATCCTGAACAAGTCTCAGGAGCCTCTGGTTTTCAGTCTGAAGCGTACCTGTGTAATTAACAGCCTCATTGGCTAGTCGTTCATGGGATTCCTTAGCCCTACGCTCTTCGTGGAATTGCCACTTGAGCTTTTTCATGCGTTTGAATGCGCGGTTTCCATAACTTTCAATTTCTGAGTCTGTTGCCATCTCGTCATCAGACTCCGCGCTTGCGCCCCCGGCACCAGAAAACGCTTCACCACGTTTCTGGTCCTCAGTAGGACGGTCGTCTATAACCTCGACGTCAACCTCATCGACTCCCTCAGGGGTTGACCCCTTTACGGGTATATCAACGGTAGTCGCTACACCCAAAAACCGATCCTCCGCGCTCATTCTTCCGATTTCATCACTCACGTTAAGCCCTCTCTACGCCTCTAGGGTCTTCCACGACTGCCTCAACGGTATCATCGTTGATTAAGCGAAATTCCTTGCCCTGAACCTTGATCCTTGTGCCGCTGAATGCCCTAAAAACAACCCAATCCCCCACCTGACAGTACGGTCCACTGGGGAATCGGTCCTTATTCGCATAGGCATCAGGACCCATGGACATGACCCAACCCACGACGGTCGCAATAGACTCCTCGTGCCGGGATTCATACGGCTTTATGATGCCGCCTTCAGTTTTTTCCTCGACTTCGGGCAGCGTAATCAAAAGCTTGTAGCCGCTGGGCTCAGGTAACTGCGATGCGTATTTCTTTTCCCCGCCCTGCTCTTGTTCCCAACCATCCTCGGTCGATACTCCGTTTTCCACAATCTCTTCTGCGAGTGTAGCCATTTTAGCCTCTCGTTAAAACATGCGCTCATAAAGAGCGAAAATATGCGCTCATAAAGAGCGAGGGTACATCATCCTACCAACTTCACCTAAACAACATAATATTAAAAATCATTAAGTCTACTCTCTAGATCTATAATCTCACGCTCTGCCCACGCAAGTCCTTCTATCATTCCGCACATCTTACGATAATCTTCCATATCCTTAGATGAACCTGAAGAAACATGCTCAGAAATCACATTCATCTGAGCGTGTATCTTTTTCTTGAGAACCGATAGTACGTCCTCACTCACTATCGTCGTCCTTTACTATTTCCCTACCAAGTTTAACGCCTTTCATTTCCTGTTCAGCCTTAAACTTGGCTTCTTCAATCTCTGATGCTAACGCAAACTTCTGCTCCTCAAGCTTCAGCCCTTCGGTTTCCATGCGCTCTTTACTCGCAAGTTTCTGCGCCTCAAGATGAAGCTCTGCGGCGTCCATCTGTTGATCCGCACTATCCTTCTCTGCCTCCGCCTGCAATTTCTGTTGAGCGAGTTGCGAATCTGACTGCACCTTCTGTTGGGCGAGTTCTTGTTTCGCCGCACCTATCTGCTGCTTCGACTCGGCCTCTGACTGGCGGATCGCGAGTTCCTGCTGCCTCATTTGTAGGATCGGATCTTCCTGTTGTGCGGCTTGTTGTGCGGCCTGCGCCTGCTGTTGCTTCTTGCCCATCGCTTGATCGGCTGCATCCGCGATGAGGCTGCTGAGTCTCTTTTCGACATCCTGCGGCAACGGCTGACCCATCGGAGGCAACGGAACACCAAGCTCATCCTCTACCTGCTTACGGAAGATGAATGCCAGGTGTTCGCGGACATGTGCGTCCAGCGCACCCATAACCGCCCCACCAGCGGGACTATTCTGAACTTCCTGCGCCATCTGGGGGTCATTCTTCAGAACCATGTGGACACGCATGTGCGCCTCATGGTCCTGATACTCATATACCTTAACGGGCGATTGCGTGAGAATGTCCTGATTCTCACTAACCGGATCGCTTGGTGGCACCTCGTCGGTCATCGGTACGACTTTGTCGGCATTTGGAATACCGATCAGTTCCATCATCTGACGATGCAACAAGGGTAGGTCGTACAGGTTGGGTGCTTGCGCGGCCAACTGCAGTGCGGCCTGATACTGCATGATCCGTTGTGCCATCGAAGACGCATTCGGGTCCGATACTGATATGATATCTACACGGTCATCGAAATCCTCAAGCTTGATCCCTTCTGCAGCACCTGTCTCGTATGGATAATCTGGATCTGTGAATTCATAAATAACACGAGCGAGAATCTTATATTCCTGTTTCAGGCTCGCATGGATTCTAGCCTGGATCGCGGACTGCACCTTCATTGCCCGCTCCATGATCGCAAGAGTAGTTCCTACGGGAGCCTCTTGGTTCATGTCTGCTACTTTGAGGTCCGCCATCGAAGCAAAGCGCCTACCCTCTTCCACAATATTACCAAGTAACTGATAAAGGACCGAAGAAGGTTCTTTATAAGGAAGGAAGGTGATGTTGTCACGGATGACCCCTCCCGGTACATCAACGTCTCTGAATTCTCCTGGCATAATCGGCGTATCATCGCCTTTGATTCTGAGTCCACGAGTCTTCAGCCCTCCCGGCAAATTAGAAAGAGTTCCTGCGTCCACCAGTTGACGCAACAAGCTTGTAGCCGACTTAGCCAAGCCACCGATCATATGGATCAGACCAAGATTATAGAAGCCTATGCCAGGCACATATCCGTAATGAACGAAATGCTGCTTCTTCTCCCGAACATCGTCATCTTCGGACCAATTCCGATAGATCGACAGGATTGTGGAACTACCTTTGTCGATGGTGATGACATACGGCAGTGCGATACCGTCGCTATCCTCAAATCCCGGCAAGTCTACATCAACGTGCATCTCAAGAAGCTGGTGCCTATCGTCTTTATCATATGACGGCTTAACCCCACCAATGTCCCGATACTTATCAGTGATTGGGTTGTCTTCGACAAATGACGAAGAAAGCTCTACATCTTTATAGAAACCACTAACCTGAAGCTTTTTTATCTGATTCGTGCTTCGGTTCATCACATGGGTATAACGCTCTGCCTGATCCAGATCCGACTCATTGTATGAAACAACAAAATCCTCAGCAGGCACGAACATGGATGTTGGCCTGTTCAGCGAAGGATCAAAGTAGATCTTACGGAACGCCGATCCAGCGAGCGGCAAGCTGAACAGAAGCTTCTCGGTTTCTGAGCGATACTCGGTCATCACCTCTAGAAGCTGATAGTTCATGTAGTCCTGAACACGTTTAGCTTGATCTTCACGTTCTTTGGTGGAAAGCCCCCATACTTGGGTTTTGACAGGTCCTTTGGCGGGCATGATCTCCTGAATCGTCTGACTCTGGAAGCGCACGACCGCCTCAGACAGCATGGGATGAAAAACGCCACAGGCTCCAGCCCATGGCGTAGTGCGATCTTCGATTTCCAGCCCTAGATTGTCGAGTCCTTCTTTATAAGTCTGTTCCCAGTCGCCTCTACTACTTGTGTCTGCGTTAAACTTACCGATCAGATCGATAGCAATTGTTCGCAGTTCTTTATTATCTACAACCTCTGCCAGATTGGAGGAGAACTCCGCCTCCACACTACCGACATCTGCCGTAGGGTCAAAATCAATTTCTACGCCACCATCCTCAAGTTCCGTGACTATCGAATCCCCTGGCACATCTCCTTCTTCTTCGATGACCATGAGTCCTTCGGGACCCATGTCGAAGTCATCCTGACTAAACAAACCGTCCAGGGATTTATCTACAGGCATGAACTAGCTCCAAATTATGTCGCATGATTCTAATAGTAATCCGCCTTGCGATTAGGCAACAGGTCATCCCACGGGTCATCAGTCTCCATGTTGATGAACCCACCCTGTCTAAACCTTAGCAACGCCTGAGTGGATGAGTCAACCAAGTCATCGTAATCCCCCGTAGGAAATGCAGCAAACTGCTCAATAACTTCCTCGGCCCATCTCTTTGGGGGTGCCCACACATGACTGCTGTGGAAAAGATCAGATATGGCGTTTACCCTGGCAATCTTATCCTTGCCGCGCCCAGGACTGTATTCAGAGACCGGGATGCCGATCCTACGCAACTCAAAGATCAAGGGACTACCCGATGCCTTGGCTTCAATAATAAAGGCGTCCGGTTTGTATTCCTTGTACAACTCGTAAGCACGAGCCTTTAGGTTGGGGAATTCCAGCCGTTCCTGTACTGCGTCTAATAAAATAATATTTGCTCTTTTGTCTTCGTCATAGAAGACACCCCACGTTGTGCAGGCACTGTAGTCGGCAGTTTCTTTAGCTAGAAATGCGGTGTCCCATGATTGTATAATAAACTCACAATCTGGCGGATCTTTCTTTTCCCACTTGTTCCACCATTCCCGTTTGATGATCGCACCTTCTTCTGAGCTGGGGTCCTGCTGATACTGGGCGCTCCATTTCCCGACTGGCAATTCGGCCCTGAGGGACTCAAGCTGCTCAATGGGCCAGAACCCAGGCCAAAGTGACTTGCCACTGGGGAGGATAGCTGGCAGTTCGATGATCTCCCACTCATCTGAACCACCTCTTTCTATTGATGCCCGCGTGATCATGCCAGTGAGGTCCTTTTTCGCCCAGCGCGTCATAACTAGGCATATAGCACCACCAGGCTGTAGCCTCTGTCTTGGACCTGAGGTATACCATTCATAGGTCTTATTGTAGGCAGCAGGATCATTGGTGGCCGCCTCCTGCTCTGAATGGGGGTCGTCAACAATAAGAATGTCCGCACCCTTACCCGTAACCGCACCACCAACACCAATAGCAAAGTAGTCACCACCTTGACTCGTATTCCAACGCCCTGCTGCCTTGGAGTCTGCACTCAAAGAAACATTCGGAAATATGTCCTGATAATCACCGACACCCACAAGATTACGAACCTTACGACCAAAGCCGACAGCTAGTTCTGCAGTGTGAGCCGTCTGGATAACCTTCTTGTCTGGATATCTCCCAAGATACCAGGCAGGGAACAGATAAGACGCAAACTCTGACTTGGTGTGACGAGGAGGCATGTTGATGATCAATCTCTTCAACTCGCCGTTAGCAATCCTATTGAAGGCATCCGCCATGACACGATGATGATCACCCTCAATGAACGCAGGCCAAACTTGCTTCACAAACTCTAGGAAGTCCCCATGTGCAACTTCCCTCTTTTCCGCAGCCTCTATCACGCTGAGTTGGTGGCGGATCTCCTCCTGCTGGGCTGAAGGCAACCCCAAGGCTCCCTCCGCTATATCCAGAATATCCGCTGTGTCCAAGCTAAATTTCCTCTCTGAAAAAGATGCCCGCAAATATAAGACGGCAGGGGTCCCCTTGACAACGTTAGATAATATACTCTACTTAGAGAAGAGTAGTAATAAACTAACACAAAAAAGTAGATAGTGGGTAGAAGTAAGTACTAAATAAGTACTAGATTATTAGATAAGTCCCCGGCCCGTGGAAATCGCACGGCTGGGGATTTTTTTTTTGAAAATTTGTGGTTCGTATGAGCAAACTACTGTTTGGTGGGGGGGGGCATACGCGCTCCCACGCGGGGGGGTGGGGGGCACTGGGGTCCTTATCTGTGTTGATGTATTGGTGGATTGATGTAGCTTTAGTCATCGGGGCCAACCTGGCCCTGACCACTACTTCTAAGGGGGGACAGCATGACCAAGCTCTTCGATTATACGAACCAAGCGTGGACCGTGGACGGGCTCTACGTGGATTGTGGGCACCCGGAAGCGGGCACGGTGATGGGTGTCGGTAGCCCTGCGCCGGGTGAGGCATTCCGGGGCTGTGAGTGCTATGGCAGGGCTCACGCAGGCGAGGCGGTGTCCGAGGAAGTGATGCACGAGATGGATGAGCGTGAGGGTAACGTGCTCAAGCATAGGCGGGACTACATCGCCTTACTATCGGGTGCTAGGGCACCCTGACGGGATCGATTGAGGTCAGGGCAGTATCGGGGGCAGGGCACTTCGGCCCTGTCCCCTACCATGTAGGACAAAGGGGAGCAGCATTATGGACGCATCGACCTACTTCGAGTTGCACCAAGCGATGGACCGCATCCTCAAGCTCGTACGCCACGAGATGTACAAGGGCGTCAGGAGCGGCACGATCCCGCCTGACGCGATAGCGGGTGTGGCGGATGAGATCCGCATACAAGTCGCGTGGATGGATGTCGCTCAGAAGCGCG